AAACTTAAATGTTCATCTAATTGTAGCATAAGCTTCCTTTCGTTAATAAGATACTTAATTGTTATCTTATATATATAAGATAATATAAGATTTAATATAAGTCAATAGTTTTTTTTATTTTTTTTTTGCAGTTGCTGCAACCTGGTTTTCAGCTTGAAAATTTTTTTATTTTTTTTTTTAATTATTTTTGTTGACATATATCTTATTATATCCCATAATATAATAGAGCAATTAATATTAACATTTTCGAAAGGTGAAATAAAATGGCTCAAAGTAAAATAAAAACTCTTAGAAATTTATCAATAGACCAAGTTAATTCTATTGAATTTATTTCTGGTAGAGATTTAAAGAAAACTGTTATGGCAGATGATAAAGCTATGACAGAAAGACAGCATACCATTCTGGATAAATATAATGGTACTGTTATTGTTAAGACTAAAAATGCAACTCACCAAATTACAAGAAGTGATGAAGTAAGAGATGTAATTGACGTCAAAAACTTAAAAGAAAACCATCCAGATATTTATTTTCAATACATCAAAAAGGTTGAGTATAGAAAAATAAATATTAAAACAATCAAACAGTAGAAAGGATAAGGGAAGGCTAATAACCTTCCCTTTTTTTATTATGAAACATAAATATATTATTGAGCATACATATTCATACATGAAAGAGTTTGAAGTGTATAGTGACAAGAAATTAGATGATGGTGATATCATAGCATTATGTTGTGACCATCACGATGAAGGTTTTAAAAATGACAATGTTATAGTTAAACCTTTTGATGATGAACTATTAGACAATAACGAATGGGATATTAGGAAGGGAACAAACTAATGAAAAAAGATACCTTTATGGAATTAAATCTGCAAGAAATGAATGACTTGCTATACATTCTTTGTGAGTATCACCAAGAATGTAAAAAACAATGGGAAAAAGAAAGTAAACCAAAAAATCATGTTTACCATTCTTTTTTAAGATTAGGTAAGTTATTTCCTATGGATAAAAAAATAACAATGATATTAGATTAATATTTAATAAGTTCCTTCCTTGTCTAGGAACAGCTTGCAAGCTGTTCCTAGATTTTTAATCCAATAAACATTTATATATTTACTTGCAGCTAGGCCCTAGGTTCTAATGATATGATTGTATGATTGTATGATTGTATGATTATATGATTATATGATTGTAAATATGATTATATGATTGCGCCAGGTATGATTGTAAATATGATTGTATGATTATGATTATGATTATGTCTGAAAAATTTGGCGCTATGATTAAGCGCCAAATATGATTTATGATTATATGATTATTGCAAAAGCTGCTCTCGAATTTCGTCTTCGCATTCCTGGGCTATTTCATCGCCGCCAACATATCCCTCGACAACGTCACGCATTACAGTAATAGCTTCTTCAACTGCTCTTTTGTATTCATCTTTTAAATGTACATCATATTGATTATAATTTTTATATTCGCTTAATTTTCTTCCCATTTTATTACGCCTTTCTATTTTTTAAAATTAATTTAGCAATTTTTAAACGTTGTTTTTCATCGTCAGTATTTAGCCACGAGTGAAAAGACAAGGCCTTGATCATATTTTTCAAGGCCCAGGTTGGTTGTTTTTCTAAGTATTTCATTTTATAACTTTCGTTTATGATTAATATTTTTTGATTTTCTCAACTATGATATTTGTAGTATCTTTTTTATAACAAAGTAAACAATCTTTACATTTTTGGCCAGTGCAATTTTGCTGCTCAACAAAATTGTCAACAGAAACATTATTAAACGTCTTATCAAAATGTTTAGGAATCTTTTTTAATATTGAATTAGTTTTTTTAACTGAATAAATCAAAATTAAATTTCCTGGTTTTTTTCTTTTATTAAATAATGGTTTAATAATATCCGTTCTTTTAGTCCATAAAGCAAACATGCAATGCGGATTTTTTTCCGCAATCTTACAATAATTTTCTATATGATTAAACTTAGGATAAGTTTTTATTACTTCGCCTTTATCGTTTATAACTTCCGTTAATAATTCGCCATGGGCGTTTAGTCTGTAATAAGCTTCTAAAATTGTTGGTATCTCATTATCATTTAATAAACGTTCCGCTAGGTATTCGTTACGATCTAATGCCGGACCAACATTTTTTCGAACGCCTTGCAACATTTCTTGGGAATAACAAACGCCACATATATTAACAACGTGACCAGCTTTTTCATTTTCAATTTTGCCATTAATATAATTATCATAACAAAATTTATTTTTTAATGTATTATTACTAATACTTTTTAATCCAATTAATTTGCCAGACATTGTTGACTGGTGCGGCATAATTGGGAAATTATCATTTAACATTTTTTACCCTTTCATTAATGTTATATTATTATCTTAGGATATAATGGGATAATTGTAAAGCTTTTTTTTTATTTTTTTAATAATTTTTCAAGCTGTTCGAACAGCTCGCCCAGGGTCCTGGATTCCAGAACCAGGCGAAACATTCCTGGGTTATTGTTTTTTGGATCTGTTTTTTTGATCCTAGGTCCACGAAGCTTCTTATCAATATGATTAGATATGATTGTATGATTAGATATGATATGATTGCAAGTATGATTGGGGATATGATTGGGAATATGATTGGATATGATATGATTTCGTGAATCAAGTCCCACGACTCTGAAAAGTTTGAACCCTCTCTGCTTGGTACTTGGTAGTAAGATAAAAACTTGACCACCACATTTCTGATGTTTGATATGCCAATTAATCTGATAGTTTGAAAGTCCTAAATTCTTGCTTTCCTTTGATTTTAATTCTAACCAAAATTCGCAACCATTTATCAAACAATTTAAATCTGGAATTCCACGAATCGTGGCACTCTCAATTCTAGTAAAGTGCCACAATTTCTGTGTTTTTTGAAGTATGTTGATTTTTTGCCACAGTTGAAATTCATTCATCTCCAAACCAAAAACCTAGCAAGAAAATTAATAGCAAGATTATAACAATTTTAATTAACAATTTTTTGCTTTCTTTTCCAATATCGTTGACTTTCAATATCCTCAACTCTATTCCATATTTCAAAAAATCTTCTCAACCAATAAGATTGATAGACAAATTTAACTTGACCACTTAAAAGCATTTCATCTGCACTCAAGATTTCGTCAAATTTTTCTTTTTTGCACCAAGCAATATATATTTTATTCAGTAAATTAATGGTCATTTACAAACTCCAAAACTTTAAAAAAATTGTCAGTTTCTAAAAGTGTTTCACCATAACCATACCTATCAGAATCAATGATAACAAATCTTTTTCCACCTTGAATTTCTCTTTCAGTAGGATTTTCATTATCAATAAATATTTGATGCCCTTTAAATTCAAAACTTGGGCAAGTGTCATTACCATAAGAAACATTTTCCCAATTTTTAGGGATAAGGTTTTTAATATCAAATAAACATCTATCAAAAAAAGGTAAATCATAATATGTATGTTTATCATATTCATTAATAAGTTTAACTACATCATCAAGAGAATCAGTTTCTAATAAAACAGTATCTTTAGAAGTATTTGTAACAGTAATTGCTTTTGCTTTAGGCTCACTAATACTAGCAAACTGATTAAAAGTCACAAGCATATCTTTTGCTTTTGATACAACAAATTCCATTACTCACCACCTTTCTCGTTACAATAATCACGAATCATATCCTCTATTTCATCATAAGTATGAAAAATGGGATATCCAATTTTATCTTGTATTGAAGTGACCATTTCTTGCATTGTTGGTTGAAAATCTTCATCACCAAAGTCAATATCTTGTATAGCTTCACAGATATCTCTGCACTCTTGCTCATAATAGTATTCTTTAGTTTTGCTCATTATATAATTCCTTTCAATTAATGAGTTAATATAAAGTCTTTTAATTATAATACGAAAAAAAATAACAATTGTCAAATTAATTTGTTGACATATCCATATATTTATATATTAATAAGATATTACTAATCGTTAACTGAAAGGATAAATTATGGGCGATAGAGTATCAATAAGCTTTATGAATGAAATTGATTTCATTAATGGTAAAGCAAAAGAGGAAAGTGTACCTCTTTTTAATCATTGGGGAGGTAAAGATTTTCCTCAATATGCACTCAATTGGGTTAAAAAACTCAAAAGAGAAGTAAACGAAAAAAAAGAAGATAATATATCAACTCCATACACAAGGTTAGAACCTCAAAGAGTTATGGTTTTGTTTATTGCAGATTTGCAAAAAGATAAACAATTTGCAGATTATACTAATAAAGAGAGAATTACTCATTCAATTTACTTAGGTAAAGATAAAAATGATGGAGATAATTCTGACAATGGTCACTTTGTGATAGATATTAATTGCGAAAAGATATGGAGTTAAAATGAAAGACAATTCTTATGAAAAATTTGCTAATAAATATTTTGGACAATTGAAAGGATTTACAATTACTAACTTTAGATTAGAAACAGAAGGTAAAGATAGTGATATGATATTTCCAACATTTATTATGAAAAAAGGTGCAATTAAAATAAAAGTTTCTGTTAGTCAAGATGAGGAGGGAAATGGAGGAGGTTTTCTTTTTATAGAAGATGCATAATAATATAAACAATATCCCACCCTTCATTGGGTGGGAGAAAGGATAAAACATAATGATTAAAAAAGACGAAAAACAAATTAATTGGGTTATGGATGAAGTGAGTAAAATAATAAATCAAGCCCACAAAAAAAAATATGATTGTGTAAATGTGTGGCAAGGTCTTAACCAAACTGCAATTGAATATGGTTTTGATTGTGCCCCTACTAACACAAATGCAACTATGTTTACTTTAATGAATTTAGTAGACAAACTTAAATCAGTAGAAATAGAAAGGTTGAAAAATGACTAAAGAACTTAAACAGTATAAAACTATAAGTCCAATTTTATCTGCATTTAAAGATGGGGTTGCAGATGCCTTAAATGTAGGTCAAAGAAATTTAAGAGCAAATGATTATGAGCCTAATTGGTATCATTGGTACAATCAAGGTTATGACTTTGGAATAACTTTATATTCACAAAAAAATGAGGAGCAAATATGACTAAAAAATTAAAAACATTTATTGTAACTACAAGAGCAGTTGCAAAATGGCAATTTGAGGTTGAAGCTCATGATCAATCAGAAGTAGAAGAAAAATGGTTTGATGGTGACTACAAAGAATTAAATAAAGGTTTACCAATTGACATCATTGATGAACAAGTTGAAGAATTCCAAGAAAAAAATTCTTAAATTTTGGATCTAAAAAAATCAAGCTGATGGAAATTGTTTTAATTTATATGATTTTGGGTATGATTGTCTATTTTTGGGGACATAGAAAATAATATGATTGCATATGATTAGGTGATTTCTTTGATATGATTAGGTGTAACATCTATGATTGCAGAGGAATCATCAATCTTTTTTTCTAATTGTTGTAATCTCTCCTCAAGTTGTTCTCTACTCATGCCCTCTAAAGTGTTATGAGTAATTTCTTTTTTATCAACAAACATACCTGCCATCTGTCCTGCTCGAAACTCTGCATTGATTGCACCTGTGTATTGACCTTTCATCTCTGCACCATTTCTCAATCGTTCAAATGTTTTGAATCTAGCTAATTTATCTTTTTCATACTTTTCTGTTTCTTTTTGTAGTTTTTTTTCTAAGTATCTATT